CGCCACTCGTGGGATCCGTATCCCACGTCGCTGGTGACCCGATCCCGACAATATCCTTGTAGTACCCCTCCCAGTATCCGCTCAGGTCATAGTCTTTGTAAACGTAGGTATGAACGCGGGTGTCATTGTCGGCCAGCAGAACTGTTCGAGTTTTCCCCCAACGCTTCGGGAATGTTGGCCGGTTGCCAATAAACCAGCCTGTCTGATAGTAGGAGTTGATCTCGTTGTAAGAGGCATCGTAGGTGTCCACATCTGCCGTCTGGTCGTCCACCTTGGAAATCCGGGTAAACGTGGCGACGCCAGTAATGGCCGACGTGGCAGCGATTCCCACGTGGGTGTCCCCGGATGGGCGGTACGCCAACAGCGACCGCGCGTTGATGTCGTGTCGGGTCCATGACCCGGTTGGCCCCAGAGATGGGTCCCATACAAACGTGTTGCGCCGATTATTCTGATTCGACTCGGACAGGCCGTCGTCTGACGCGTAGTCAACCGACACCCACAAGCGTTCATCGGACCACATCATGGACGGTGGGGTACCCAGCGTCAACGCTGGTTGCCCCACGTCGTAGGTCATGGCCGGTCTGATCCGCTCGAACACCCACGCCACTTCATCGTATGTCACGATGTAGATGCCGTCTTCTGCGTACCAGAAGAACACTCCTGCTGTTGCTGCTACAGGCTGCGTTCCCTCCCGGCATCCGGCGGTGCGGGTGATGTTGCGAACCTCAAACGAGTCCCTGCTGAACCCGTAGATGGCGTAGATGCTGTTCTGCTTGAATACGAGCAGCCGGTCGGCGTCGGGGATAATGGCCGTTATGTGGTCGCCGTCTTCACCGATGTCGATGTCGATGTAGTCGGTGGCTGTCCAGTTCTCTGCGTCGTTTACTGCTGAGAACCTGACACGGTTCTTGTGTGTGGTGCCTGACTCCAGCGTGTAGGCGACCCATACGAACTCTGCCCATGCTGTTGCGTAGCGGGCGCACGGGAAGTGTCCGGCTGACCCGTCCAAGTCGGGGGTAAGATACACCGGGTAATACGTTGGCAACTCATTCCGCCCGTGCCATCTAAGGGCCGCTCCCAGATTGTGAGGGGACGCCAACATGCTGCCGTTTACAATATACGTGTAACCGTTGAACGTCACGCCCGTAGCGGGCTGACTCCCTGAAAAGGCCAACGTCCCGGTGGTCTGGGCCATTGGACCCGCAAAGTCACCGGAAGCGTTCTCGTTCCAATACATCTCCGTAGTGGAGGGAGCCGTTGACGGGTTGACGCTGGCAAGAATCTGATTCTGCCCGCTCTCATAGTGGGTAAACAAAGAAATGATCTCGTCGGCCAGTGCCGTAGCATTCACCTTCGTTACGCCGTTACGGCGCCGCACCCCGCCACGCGGATCCACCTCCACGTTCAACATGGCCGGAGACTCATTCTCCCCAATGTTGAACTGGTCGGCACGCAGATTCAGGCCACCCCTGAAATCCGACTTTTCATCGTACCGGTAGGCATCCCCACCCTTGGCTACCTTCGTATCCGCCCGCAACGACATCTAAAGTTCCCACCGATAACGCAACCGGCCCGGCAGGAACGACTGTGACCACCACCGTGACGCCCTGACGCTGTTCAACAGTAGCGGCTGCGGGGCCGGAGAATCCTCAAAGCGTGCCCGCAAGTTGTCCAACTCCTGAATGAACTGTGAGTAATACTGCTGCCCCATCGCAGCGTCTTCCTGCTGCTGATACGACCGGTACAACACATACAATGTCAGCACGTTGTCGAACGGCACCGGCAAATCCGGTGTGTTCGCATCAGCAATCGCTGTACGGTACACGGCGGTGTTGCCGCCGAACTCCACCGGGTTACGGTAACCACGAATGGTTACCGTCTGCACCTCGCTGGGCGTTGGATACATGCGAACCGTTTGATTGGTCACAGCAGACGAAGCGGACACCCCCGCATTCCACGACGACCAATACCATGGTCTGCCCGTGGAGTTCGAGTCCAGCGGGTACATGATGTCAGCCGCGTCGTACCCAATGAACTCCATCACGTGGTTGTTAGTTTTCATCGCCGCTATCTCACGCAACCCGACGTTCGTCGGTGCGACAGCACCAGAGAACGTCACCCCGTCGTGGACGAAACTTAGGTTGGTCCCCACCTGCGCCAGCGTGTAATCTGACTGGTCGACAACGGTATTGAATGACAGTGCAACTTCGTAGAACGGCCACCGCTTCTCAGAATACACGATGATGTCGTAACCCTCACGGATGAACGTGTTCATCGTGGAGTCAGAGATGTCGTTGGTCGTTATTTGCACCACGTCACGAACGTGGTCACGCATTGCGCTAAGTTGCACGAAACGGCCTTACGTTGTGTGGAAAACGCAGGAGTCTGTGTCACCAACCGGGCGCCCCTTGCAGGGGTTCCCGCTCTTAGTGGTAGCAACACAGATTGAAGAAGGCGCCGCTACAGGAGGTTCATGGGTGGGGGTGGGGTTCACGCGTTGCACACGCCTGCCCTGCCCAATGGGGGGGCTTGCAGGGTTGAGCGTCTTATAGTTTCCCGCAGGTTCACCTGCGGGGCGCTGACCCTGTTTGTATGCGTATGCGAAACCCCGTGCCATGATACCTCCCGTAGCAGCAGCCGACTAGCCGTTGGTGATGCCGTGCAAACGTCCCTGACGGGCGCGGTTGCTGACGGTCAACTGGCCATAGCAAAGCAACTGTGAGAACACAGCATCCTGATTCGTTGGACGCACGAACGGCGTCGGCTTGAACCAGACATCACTATGGGCCACCAACTGGAGGTACTTCGTATTGAGGAAGTACATTTCGTTGGCAGGGCACGAATCATCAAACGTGATGGGTGCGCCCTTGAACAGCAGGTTCTGGAACCCGCCATCAGCCATGTCGGTATCCGTGTAACGGATCTGGTCAACCAGCAATGCCTCATAGGCTTCGTAACTCTGCCTACGACCCATGATGATTGTCGGCTGGTCGTTACCAACCGAAATGGTGTTGTACATGGAAGCCATGCCAGCCTGCGTAAGCACGCCGCCAAGGTTGGTCTGGGTTGGTCCCCAGAACGAGTTGCCAGCAGCGCCGGGGTTGATACCACCCACAGTGCTTCCAGAAACAAGGCTCTGAATGCCCTCCCAATCCTTGCCACCATTGCCTGCGCCATCAGCCCAGAACATGGTGTTCATGTTTTCGATAACGGACTCCTGCGTCTGGAAAATCTTGCCTTCCAGCAGATCAATGATCTGTGCCTCACCGTTATTCTTGGCTTCCTCAATACCGCTGATGGTAACGGTGGCAGCGTACTGACCCCACGAATACTCAGCAGCCGAAATGCCTGTCTGAGCCGTAATGTCAATAGTGTCCGTACCACTGTATGAACCAGCAGTTGAGTTTGTCCCATAAATGATTGGGACTACGATATTCGCACCACCCGAGATACGCCGAATCGTCTGACCATTCGTCAGGGCATAGAACAAAGGCCTAGCCGAGAAAATGTTATCAGTGAGTTTCGGGACGTAGTTCTTTAGGGTGGTAGACAGAATCTCGTCAAAATCGGCGTTACCCGCCATAATCTGTCACCTCTCTTTTGTCACGAAGCAAGTTCCCGCTTGGCGTTCTCAAACGCCTCCCGGATAGATGAAGCCTTTGCAGGCGCCGTACTACGCGCGGACCCGGCTTGCTTGGAACCCGAAGGTTCCACCAATGCGGCGCCGCGCTTAGCCTCTGTTCGCTCCTGTTCCTTCTCCAACTTTGCCGCCCGATCAGCAACGTCGCCGTAACGCATGTGCGTCAACGCCGCCTCTAAGTTACCGATCTTGTGTCGCAGCGCATGTTGGAAAAGATCCGAAGGATCAAAGGTTCCGTACTCTGTCTGCAAGTCTTCGACTTGCTTCTCCACTTCTTGCCGTCTATGCAAACGATCCTGAGCCGCCAGACGCGCTTCCAACTGGGCTATACGATTCGACGTAGGATCCGGCGTCTCTTCCCACGTGTCAGTCGCCCACTCGTCGGACGTATCCGACCGTGGCGATGACACCTGTTGTGGAGTTACCGGATTCACACCGAAAGCGTCTCCCAGCGCCAATAGTGTCCCCTCAGGATCTGACTCCAAAGAAGACACAATCGCTTCTGCTTGCTCTAACCGTTTACGTTCAGATGCCAACTCCTGCGTCTTACGGGTGTAATCCGACTGTCGCTGGTACCCATCCCGAAGTTCTTCCAGACTGACCTGTTCCTCCGACCCGTCCACCTTCACGGTGTACGCATCGCCGTCAGGTTCCTGTTGAACCTCCACCGAAGAATCCGGATTGTCCGCCAAAGCGGATTCCGTCACATCCTCGTCCATGTCTTCCTTCCTTGGAGTCCTCGCGGGTTGCTCCTATTTACACGGGACAACTGTCCCATTACAACGATGGCAGTTCCATACCCATCTGGCCTTGGAGTTGCGCCACCAGTTCCGGAGGAACCCCACCAGTGGGCGCGAAAGCGCCCAAGCCCGGAGGTCCACCCGGTTCAGGAATACCCATGCCGCCCTGCGGGGCACCCGGTGGGGCACCTTCTGGCGTCGGGGCCTGCTGCGGTTGCTGCATTATGAACTTGTCAGGATCCTTCACATCGAAGCCCTGTTGCAACACATAACGCGCCAACGCGGCGGGGTCGATGACCACACCGATCAAAGGCGCAACAGCGTTCATCAAGGACACGGCCTGCTGCTTGCGGATCGTGTCGTTTATCGGCTGCGTGGACCCACCCTCCACACTAAAGTCGTACTCCCCCGTGATGTCATCACGCGTGTACCGAACAAAGAGATCCTCACCAGACCGGGCCGATACCCTCGCCATCTGCTCACCAGTCATGAACTGTTGGATCAGTTGCAGGACCCGACGCGCAATGTGCGAAATGCCGATCTCAATGATCGCCAACTTGTCAGCAGCCCTAGCATTGCCCGCATCGGCGATAATGCTGGCTTCCGTCGCTGTGCGACGAATCTCCGGCATCTGGCCGCGCGAATACTCCGACACACCCGACACCGTGTTGATGTCGTTCTCCACGATCTCCGACATGTTGTACACCTCCGGAGACAGCGGGGTCTGCGGCATCGGCACAACAACCTCGTTCAACGACTTGTTCTCATCCACCACAGGAACGAGTCGGCCATCCTGATCGGACTCCAGCGCCTCACGGCCCTCCGGTCCAAACGACCTCTCATGGTACAGATACTTGCGGGCGTAACGCTTCCGCGCGTTCATCATCTGAGAACGAGTCTTGTCTAGTTCCAACTGCAACGACTCAATGGACTCCAAATCGCCCATCGGGTAGAAATAGTCCGGAATGTCATAGTTTCGCAGCATCACAAAGGGCTGCCCATACGCATACGGCATCGGGATCGGATCAACCAGAAAGTCATCACCCGTCATAGAGAACACGCTCATCGTGTTCTCCGACACGTCGTAGAACTCGAAGATTACAACACGGTCCTCTTCCCGCAGATACTCTTCCCGCTCCTGCCGCTCAGCAGTGTCATACATCGGAAACACCGTAGAATCAGCAGTCAACGCCTTCCGGGCCGCAGCCTTGTACCGCTTATCGCTCTTGGCATCCTCCAGCCGTCGTGTGATCCGCTGTGCAATCCACTTGGCATCCTCAATACAAGTCGCCTCAGGATCCACATACAAATCAAACGGACTGATCCTCTCCACGAAGGGCTGATCCTCAACGACCGTCATTGCCGTCTGCGGAATACTTGCTTCGATCTGCTCATCCGTTGGAAGCCCCGCCGCTAGGTCGGGGCGTTCCTCAGCGAACATGTCAGTCTCAACGACAGCCTCCCCGAACAGGCTCTCCCGCTCGGCATCGCCAAGCATCCGTTCCTGTTCCAGAAACTTCCACCCGACCTTTATCCAACCATGGCCGAAGATCAAGAAATCCTTGACAGCGCGACGGAAAGGCTTCTTGAAGTCGTGGTGACGCCACAGATAGTTGACCACAGCCTCAACGAACGCCGCCCGATCCTGATCTTCCGGCTTCGTCGGAGAAACCACCACCTTGGGGTGGTTGACCGACACCGACGGGGCTATCACGTTCACCGTGCTGAAAGCCAGATTCACGGCAATCATGTCTTCACGGCTCGCCGTGGTGCGCGGCCAATGCTTCCCACGATACAAGTCGTTCATGCGGCGCCAAAGGCTGTCATAGCCCATTTCGTCACGCCAGCGGGCAGAAGCACGCAGCCGACGTTGAGCGACCTCGAACTTCTCCGTCTTAGTTTTTCTTGCCACTAGAACATCGCCTTATCCGGCAACCGTTCAATGTTTCGACCCGCCGCCTTCGCTTCCATCGCCGCCTTCTGGCCGCGCTCTTCCCGGCTCAGATGCTGTTCTTCGGGAGGCAACTGGGATCGGAAACCCCGCCCAGTTGCGAACTTGACGCCAAGTAGTTTCTGACGGCGTTCCCATAGTTCATCCAGTTCAACGCGAGGCAGCGACCCACGCAGCCCCACCACATACTCGCAGAACTCCGTAAAGGACGCCTCCCGTGGGAGGACCGCCACCGTTACGGGCGCTTAGTATGGGGTGCAGCGTTGTGACCCGCGAGGTCGGGCTGCGGCTTGGAAGGCTCAACCTTACCTGCCGTGCCATGCTGATTGAATGGTGTCTCCCGGACGCTAACCTCTCCGTAGCCACCAGTCTGGTTGGCATACTTCGGGTCGCTGAACCGCTGCTTCGGCGAGTTCGGCTGTGCCGGTTCCCAAATCGGGTTGGCTACTACAGAATCGCCGCGTTCCATCACGTTGTTCCTACCAGCGGAACCATCAATGGTCTGTGTTCCGTTTGTATGAGAAACGAAGTTGGGCCTTGCCATCAGAAACCTCCTAGGTTTCATAAAGTGTCCTAAAAGGACGTATCAGACTGTCCCACGCATGGATTGGGACCCAATAATATGGTCGGGAGATTCCTCCGGTTTGACCATGCGGGCAAACCAATCGACCGTCCAGTAATCGTCCACCTTCGGTGCAAACTCGGGCATAAACGCGTACTGGCGCATCTCATTCGCCAACGCCAACGCCATCACACGGTCATCATGCGGGGAACCACTCATGGTTCCCCGCTCGTTACGAACATAAGTTCGCAACTCTGCGATGGTGTAGCGGTCGTGTATCGTCAACTCGCCAGAACGGAGCGCCATCCCCAAATCGTCAATCAGCAACGGCTTCGACGTGCGCGTCGTCTTCCACCCAAACTCCTGAGAAACCCTCGTAATGGACGTATTCAGCGTCCGCTTCCGAAACAGGTTCGGATGCCCCAGATGTCGCAACTGAACAATAGTCGTCAGACCATGGTTGTTTGATTCCACGCAAGTCAACGCATTGTTGTACCACAGCGCAAGGTTGTGTACCTCATTGGCCAGCGTATCTGGCGGGATGTGCCCGTGCCAAACAGCGACCTGTTCCCCCTCCCTCACATTCAGAACCTGAATGCAAGAATAGTCGCCGTGCAGCAACCCCTCGGCAGT